TTAGAATTTTCCTCTTAATTCAACTACCTTACCGATCACACGTACCGGCTTGGACATTATCTCTTCATTTGTAAACATCATAGGCTCATACTTGCTATTGAGAGAAACAAGTGCGATGCTGGAAGCGTATTTGACTAATCGCTTGCATGTCGCATCGTCTCCATTAACCATAGCAATTACAATATCTCCGGATTCTGCATCGTCCTGTTGGCGAACAATTACAACATCGCCATCGCAGATGCGCGGCTCCATAGAATCACCACGGATCTTCAAGCCAAAGTATTCACCAGTCTTGGCCATTTCTTCAGATATTTCCTCGGTGTCGATTATTTCAGTAATTGCATTGATTGGAATACCTGCAGCAACTCGACCTAGAACATTGATAGTGCGCCCTTTAGTACTATTGGATTGAGAAGAATGTTCCTCGACTAGATCAGATTTGCTGATTCCAAAATAATTAGCCATAAGTTCTATCTTATCAATTCTTGGATAAGAGTTTCCTTTAACCCAATCCGTAAAGGTAGTATATTTAACCCCCAATGCCTCACACATATCGTTTCTATCTTTATGATGTAAGGACATATAGTACTGTATGTTCCTGGCCATAATTTGTTTATTACCAAGACTACCCATAAAAATCACCTCCTTGGATGTTAGTATAAGATTAAAACGTAAAAAAATCAATATAAATTGAAAAAATTACGAAAAAAACGTTGACATTACGATTAAAGCGTAGTAAGATACACTTGAAAATTACGAAAGGAGGAAGAAAATTGTGGATTTTCCGGTTGCAATGACGTTAAAACAGGCTAGAGAATTAAAGGGATATAATCAGGAAGAAGCGGCAAAGCTCATTGGTATAAGCAAGGATACGCTTGGTAATTATGAAAGAGGGAAGAGCTACCCTGATGTTCCGATCATTCGAAGAATTGAGGAGTTATATGGAGTGCCATATAATCGACTTATTTTTTTACCTTTAGATTACGATAAAACCGTAAATTCTATATAGAATTTGATACGGAAGCAGAACAAAAGAAAAAATTTAGAAAAATATCCCATTTATAGTGTTTTTTCTGTTCGATGTCGTCTTACTACACATGTAGAACTACATCAGGAGGAAGCAGGGTAAAGGAAAGGGGGCGAGTAGAAAATGGGAATAGTTGACGCTTTTACAGCAGAAACGCCAATTACGATTAAACAGCCGCAGTATTACGATATGGTGTTTCAGGCAGCAAAGATGGAGCTGCTTGAGAATGCGGTGATGGCGGATGTGCCTAATAAGCATATCCGGGCAATGATGGGACACAGAGATGATGTCCAGATTGGAGGATGTGAGAAAGATGATGAAGAATGAATTCGAGAACCTGATTCACAGATCTGTGACAGATGAAGAGTACGAGCTGATCGAGACCGTATACATGTGGCATCCGGCAATTCGGAATACATCCGGTAAGGAAGAAGTAGCAGAGCTGTATAAGAGCTTTGGGATAGTGATCTTCTATGATATGTATCCGCGTGCAATGAAGTTAAAGGAGATAGATGAGGAGATTCGGTCACTTAATCGGGCGAAAGACAGCTTGATTGCGAGACGGGAACGATTGAAGAAGGGAGCGTGATGGGATGGCAGATGACTCTCAGATTAAAAACGATTTCGTAAATGAGATTGTGATATCCATGTATGCGGATATTGGAGAGGAATGTGCAACCAGATTGAAGAACGTATTGTATATGAATCTGACAAGGTATGACATGAGCATGAAGTCGACGGACGTGGCTATATACAAGGGTGATGAGACAGAGATATTGCTTCGTAAGTTTTTGATCGCGAAGAAAATAAAGGGATGCACAGATAGGACAATTAAGTATTACAAATGCACGTGTGAAATGTTTTTCAATAAAGTGCAGAAGTCACCAATGGACGTAGATGCCGATGATATCCGGCTGTATATCGCGGAGCGGCAGGCAAAGGACAAAGTATCAAATGTCACAATTAATAATGAACGCCGGAACATAAGCAGCTTCTTTGACTGGCTGCAGAAGGAAGAAATCCGGTTGAAAAATCCGATGATGAAGATTGATGCCATCAAAGAGGTAAAAAAGAAAAAGCATGCATTTACGGAGCTGGAGATTGAAACGATGCGCAATTGTATTAAAGACGAGAAAAACAAAGCTATTTATGAAATTCTCGTATCGACATGGGCGCGTGTATCCGAGGTTGCGCAAATTAGAATAGACGAGATCGAGGGTGACAAGCTCATAGTTCATGGCAAAGGACAGAAGGATCGAACAGTATATTTGAATGCAAAGGCTCAGATTGCAATTCAGAACTATATGCAATTAAGAAGTGACGATAATCCGTATTTGTTTCCGCGCATGGTAGCAGTTAAGAAAATCGGGAAGATAAAAGAAAAAAAGAGCAAGTGGTATCAGAATCCGGACTATATCGATAAAGGACACACAGGAGCTGGAACAATTGAGTACATGATTAGGAAAGTGGGAAAAAGTAACAATATTCAGGCAAACCCACACAAATTCCGAAGAACTGGGGCAACAATGGCGCTTCGATCTGGTATGCCGATTGAGCAGGTGAGCCGGATATTAGGACATAACAGCATAGAGACAACACAGATCTATCTGGACATTAAGGAATCCGATGTCAAAGATGCTTATGACAAATATGCGAGGTGAATATGGACTATAAAAAAGAGATTATTTCGGCAATTCAAAAGATATCAGGACGGTATTCAGTTTATGAGGTATTTGCGGACTGGGTAAAGATGACGGCAATCGCAATTAGTAACACGATAGATATTAACAACTATCCATCACGCGAAAAAGAGTACATGGAGATATCCCATAAATATACGCTGGATGAACTGATGCAGATGTCAGAAATGTGCAGCCTGCTCACAAGAGCGTGTGAAGAGAAAATGGAAGATGTTCTTGGATACATCTATATGCATCTTGAGATATCAAATGCACGACTTGGACAGTTCTTCACCCCGTATCATGTATGCCAGCTTATGGCACAAACATATAAAGCTCCAGAAGATACATTGATCCGGGTAAGTGAGCCATCCTGTGGTGCCGGTGGAAATATCATTGCGATAGCAGAAAAGCTGAAAGCCGATGGAATCAATTACCAGGAGCGATTGTGTGTCACATGTCAGGATCTGGACTGGAAGGCTATATATATGTGCTACGTACAGTTAAGTCTATACGGAATACCGGCAGTTGTGGTACAGGGCGATACGCTGCGTGAGCCGTTCAATGGGAAATTGACTGGAAATGTATATGTTACACCGATGAAGGTGTTGCAGTTGAACCGGTGACAATTTGTCATCAACTGAATTTGATTGAAGAAAGGAAGTGAGGAGCATGGAGATAACATCAGTTAAGTACATAAGTGCATCACCGTATATTTCAAAAGCGCAGATACAGAAGTCGATGAATGTATCTGCACGGACAGTATCGAACCGGCTTGCAGAGATTGACGAGTATGTGCAGAAGGGACGTTATGGGAACTACACGATTCTTGATGGATGCGGAGTGACGTATGTCAACTATTTGGCTTTCGTCGATTTCTTGCGATATCGAAAAGACTTGAAAGCGGGACGCAAGGTGCCGGCATTTAATCCGACATCGGTCGCGAGACAGATCGGATGGGGCAACCTGCAGGCGGAATATCAGTAAAGAGAGGACGAGAGAATGAGCAACGATATGATTTTTGCTACATACAAATTGGCGGCTATCGCGATGGTGGAAGGTGCAGTGCTGCTGTGGATGGGGCTGATATACGGCTTCTGGATCATGGTAGCCGGAACAATCTGGCAACAGCTGATTGAATTAGCAAATGAAATGGAGGAAGAAGATGAGACTGAAAAACGAGAAACTAAAGCGCCCGGCAAAGCCGACGCGAAAACAAAAGGAAATCATGGCAAAAAACGGCTTGCGGTGGGAAAACTGGAATGTGGAAGCAGACTGCGCAGATCACATCATCGTGAAGAGCAAGACGTCAGACCGAAGAAGGGTGGCGTACAAGTGACGAAGATGGATGAGATCATGCACAAGGCATATATGAGTGCAAAGAGCTTCGCAGGATTGGAGCCACCGACAGGATGCCTGTACATAGGCAGCAGGATCGCGAATGGCGACCGGTATCGGTACTGGGTGGCGGAAGATGGTAGTACATACTACCAGGAATCAACCGGAGAAGCTGCATTGAAAAGAAAAAGAGCCGGCTGAAAACCGGCTCAGGTGTAATACCTCGAATCTGAACAATTTGAGTGTATCACACAAAGCTTATATCGTCAAGAAAAGCGGGATAAAAGCTCGCTTTGAGACAGTATTAGCATATTAAAGTTAGGGACAAGGATACACTTTCGATGGCATACAGAAAACATACATTTACATTTACGAATTCCATAGAGCATGCATATAAGTTCGCCGGGCATATCGGAGCGAAGGGTGAGAAGCGGGCGAAAAGGAAGAAACCGACACCGGAACAGGTGAAGCGGCAGAATCAGATCAACAAGGAGAATAAGTATCGACACTTGCTGAAAGCGAACTTCCTACCTGATGACTGTTGGGTTACATTGAAGTACCCGGCAGGTACGCGAAAAAGCATGGATGCCGTCAAGCAGGATTTGGCACTGTTTGATAAGCGCATGCGGAGAGATTATGCAGCACACGGCGAGAAGTGGAAGTGGATCAGACGCGTAGAAATTGGCAAAAGAGGTGGTATCCATATCCACCTGATCTGCAACCGAATATGGAACACGGAGCTGCTGATAGCGAAAAACTGGCCGGGATTGTCACATCATAGTGAACCGGTCCGGGATGAGGAAGGATTCGGACAGCTTGCATCATATCTGTGCAAACCGCTTCCGGAAGAGCTTGAGCAGACAAGCATATTTGAACCGGAAGAAATCAAGCGCGCATCCAGTCTGTCTTCAAGCAGAAACTTAGTACGTCCGGAGCCGGAGAAGAAAGCATATGTACGGCGGACGATGAAGAAGATCATCACGGATGGACCGGTAGCCCGTCCGGGGTATTACATAGATAAAAAATCAATCCGAATTGGAATAAATCAGGTAACAGGGTACAGCTATGTCTATTACACCGAAGTAAAGATACAGCAGACCAAGAGAGTGATACGAGCGCCGGGCGACGATTGACCGAAGTTGCACCGGTGCAACGAAAGGAGACGAAAATGCAGGAAGTGAGGATATATATTGAGACTTCGACGATTGCACCGCGTGCCACAAAGGCAGATGGTATGTACGTGATGGAAGCATACGAAGATGGACGGCAGATGCTGTACAAGGGCGAGCCTGTGATCGTGTATGAAGTCATGCATTTTGAACATTGCAATACAAACATAATCACGCTGACGCTGCTCATTGCGGCGCTGGAGCGTATGCAGAAGGGATGTACTGTGCATATCCACACACGCACGGAGCATGTCTTCTGGACACTCAAAAATGACTGGTTAGGTGGCTGGAAGAAAAATGGCTGGAAGTCTGCGAGAGGCGTTGCAATCAAGAATGCAGAAATGTGGGAAAAAGTCGAGTATTTACTCAATAAAAATGAAAGTTGGACCGTATCCGAGGACACGCACGAGTGGAAGGCTTGGATGCAGGAGAAGATGAAGAATGGAGGCATGAAAGATGTGGGATAAATTTGGAGAGTTGGACAGTGCTGAAGAGATCAATCGCCTTGCGGCAGCAGAACTGCAGGAGGGCGACGTCGACGCACTCAAAGCACTTGCGGAAGAAAACGGACTGGATAAAGATGACGTGGAGGATTATATCGATGGGCTGATTGATACATTGACTACGCCGGAGCTGGCAGCGGTCGGGAAGCTGGATGTGGAAATGGAGCATTTAGGTGTTAAAGGCATCCTTAAAGATTGGGTGGACGAGCTGAAAGCTGAGATCATGAGAGACAGGGAGTTTGCCATAGCGATACGACGGAAAGGGAAGAGCCTTGCGGGATATATTGCATTGACGGCTGAGACAGGTTATACGAATCGTGCGGTGGTGCATAAGGAAATCGTGAAGAAGACTACAACGATAAAAAACATGATCGGATCGCATGAGTTTTCTATCGGGATTCCGACGCGTACAGAACGGAAACAGCTGATGCATACGTACTATGAGGGAGGTGTTGACTGATGATGGCATTCAAAGGGTTTACACCTAATCTGAAGAGCGTAATGGGTGATGGAAAGAAAGAGACATGTCACTTTGTACCAGGAGAGACAAAGAAGGTTGAAAGAAGCAAGACTGCAAATTCCGGATTCCATTGCTGCGAATATCCGGCGGACTGCCTGCGATACTACAGTTGGGAAAAAAGTCGTTTCTTCCGCGTAGAGGCGGCAGGCGATATCGACGAGGATGAAGGAGAACGTATCGCGACAACAGAAATTACGCTTGTGGAAGAGCTGGATGCACGGAAATTTGCTTATTATATCATGCGATATATAGCCATGTATCCACGGAGAAAGAATTGGATCACGAATATGACAGGAGTATCCATACAGCCGGACAAAGCAAAGGTATCGGAAGCGGGGCATATAGCAATTGCCAGAGGCAGCAGTCCGCGTGTCAGAGGTACAGAGGGAAGCGTGGTCGGACTAATTGTCGAAAAGGACGAAGAAATCAAGAATATGAAAATGCTCGTCGTAACAAGTAAATATGCGGATAAATGGCTGTACATCGATAAGAACAGACAATTGCATGTGGAGGAAGATGTATGAAAGAAAAAGCGATAGAGAAAACACCGGCGCCGAAGACGAAGAAAAAAGGTTGGTGGACAATCCTGCAGGTTGTACATGGAATTGTAGTATTGAATACTTACAAGAACAAAATATTACAAAAACGGCATTGCTTTAACCCGAAGAATAGTGAGTATGCAACATGGCATGCGGATACCGGGGTATGGCATGCAGAGAAGGTGCCTGCCGCATACGAAGCAAGCTGGGATGGCTGTTATGGATATTGCGGGAAAAGTGGTGACAGCAGTATGTCGAGCGAAGATCATGATCGGTTGAAGGAAATATTAGATGATGCACAAAAGCCATATACGTATTATCGAACTAATTTGATTGACCGTATCTATGATTTGGAGCAGGAAAGAGACAGGAAAGCGCGGCAGACAAAGGAAGAGCGAAGATTTGCAAGAGTTACAGCATTGATGGATCGTGTGCCAGATGTGCCTACAGATCTGCGAGACTGGATAGATAAGCAGTTCACCGGCGGGGAAAACTGGTGTATCAAGGACAGGGATACAAAGAAATGGGTATGCTCGGCATGTGGCGGTTCGTTTGAATTGAAGAATAAGCCGCGGAACAACGACAACATTACATGTCCGGAGTGTAATCGGGAGATTAAGTATTTGTCACGAAAACGGAAAGTTGAGATGGTTGAACATTTCTGCCTGATCCAGCCGATGGATACAGACACATCCGTATGCAGGCATTTTGTAACAGAAATCACTTTCGAACCGGGAGTATGTGACCACAAAAATATATGGATAGGTGAAGAAATACGGGTAATCCTGAACAAGCAAATTGATACGCTTGAATTCAATCGAAAGAAAAAAGCAGAATGCGAAATCTACTATAAGCAGTGGAGTTGCTTTGATAACAAAGGAAATCCGCAGAACAAGCGGGAATATGTCGGTGCATTGTATGATGCCGGCATCATGGAAGCCTTCAAGGATACAAGCTACGAGCCGTGGAGCCGGCTATTTATCCAGATGGCGGCGACAGGACAGCAGTGCAATTGGAATGCAATGATGGCAGCAGTTAAAGACAAAGAATATATGCAGGTAGCAGAGATGTTGTTCCGTGGAAGATTCTACCGGATGCTGACAGAGACAAGCATGCAGATAAGTTATTGGGAATTAAAATATATCGGTTACCTGGATGTGACCGGTCGGACGATTGAAGAGGTGTTCGGAATCGCAGACAGACAGAAAATAAACCGGATCCGGGATTGTAATGGCGGCAGGATGGTCCTTAAGTGGATGCAGTACAGTGAAGAAAAAGGCGAGAAAATATCTGAGAAGCTGCTTACATGGGCGAAGCGTGAAAATATCACGCCGGGTACATTAAAAGAGCCGTTGACGTATATGTCGGCAGAGCAGGCAATGAACTACATCGAAAAGCAGAAAAAGGAGCAGTACAAAGGAAAGAGTACGCGTGTAATCGTAGATCAATATGCCGATTATATACGGATGTGTAACAAGCTGAAAAAGAAACTGGAAGATGAAATGATCTATAAGCCGCGGGAACTGAAGCGGCGACATGATGAAGCGGTCGAGGAAATCAAGGTAAGGGAAATAGAGATTGATTCAGAGGAGTATTCAGAACGGTATCCGGAAGCAGAGGATGTACTGAAGGAAATAAAAAAGAAATTCGAGTACAGAGGCACCGAATATTTCATCATGGTACCAGAGCGGATATATGACATTGTATGCGAAGGGCGGAGTCTGCATCACTGCGTCGGATCCACAGACCGGTATTTTGACCGGATGGCGCAGCATGAGACATACATTTGCTTCCTGCGGAAGGTAGAAGAACCGGACAAACCATTTTATACGATCGAAGTGGAACCGGGAGGCACGATCAGACAGCATCGTGGCATGTTCGATGAAGAACCGGAGTTAGAAACAGTAAAACCATTCCTGAAGGAATGGCAGAAAGAGATACGGAAACGAATGAGTGAGGAAGATCATGCACGCGCGAAGCAGTCGAAGGTATTACGAGAAGCAAATATAAGGGAATTGCAGGAGAAGAACAATACCAGAGTGCTTCAGGGATTGATGGAAGACTTTATGGAGGCAGTGTGAAAGGAGCGAAGACATGTTGGAATTAGCAGAAAGATCAGAAGAGTATTCACAGGAATATCTTGCATTCAAGCAGGAGCTTGATACAGAGCTGAACAAGGCAGCAGACGGATTTGTGAAGATAGGTTATCTGCTCCGTAGGGCAGAGGACTCTGATATCCTGCGGACAAGCGGGTACCGGAATGTAACGGAATTTGCGGCGGCAGAATACGGATTGTCAAAAGATGTGGTATCAAGATATATCAATATCAACAAACGATACAGCGAGGGCGGGTATGCGCCTGTCCTTGCAGAAAGATATCATGGGTTCGGCATGGCAAAGTTGGCAGAGATGCTGACACTCCCGCAGGCGATTGTAGACACGATTCCGGAAGAATTATCGAAGACAGAAATCCGGGAGATCAAGAAGGAGTTCGATGCAGAGCAGGGCGTGACAGATATCGAGATTGCGATTGAGGCAGCAGGACAGCCAGAGGAACAAAGAGAAGATAAGTTGCTGACGCAGGTAGTCAGAGCATGGCTGCATGATATACCGGACGACTTCCGGCGATTATCGAGCGTGATTTATCCGGATTATGATATCGACAAGATGATGGACATCATTGCGCCGGACGAGACGAGAGTGATCATCGTGCGAGTCCCGGGCGTTGGAAGGCTGATGATGACATGCTCGATTTCGGCAAGTATCAAGATCGTCAATATGCGTACCGGAGAAAATGGGCAGATAAGCTGGGAAGACCTGTGTAGCGTCGCATCTGCAATCTGTGCGCGCAGATATCCGGATGAGAGGATCGAAGATGTCTGGGCGAGGACATATGATGATCCGTATCCGGAAGAGAAGAAAGAAGAACCGAAGCCGGAGCCGAGGAAGGAAGTGAAAAACGAAGAGAAGAAGCCTGCGAAGCGGAAGGAAAGTAAAGTCACGGTTGCAAAGCCGGTGAAGACAGAAGAACCGAAGAAGCAGTATGAAAAGCCTGTGATCGTCAAGATGCCTCATGATCCGGAGGTGCTGGAAAGAGATGCAGAAGAAGTGAAGAATGCAGCGGAAGCTGATCAGGAGGAAGGTACCGAAGAACAGGAAGCATATGCTCCAGCTCCAACGGGGTATTGGGGGTATACAGATAATGTCGAATATGAAACGACACTGGAAGAGCTTCGAGATGATATGAATGATCTGGCGAAGTATTTTGAACAGAAAGACTACAGTATGGCAAAACAGACGGCAGCGGTTATGAATACCGAGATTGAGAGCCTGCTGAAGATTATGGAGAAACATAATGGATAAGAGCAAGAAAGGGGTAAAGTGATGACAAATAAAGGAACATGCAGATATTGCAAGAATATTGTATTTTTTGATGATCCGGTTGACGATGATGAGTCGGAAGAAAAGGCAGTTACAATGTGTGACTGCACTGGTGCACGGATATGGCAGCGGGCAAAAGAACGGCAGGAAAGAGCAAAGGACAACATTGAGCTTGCAATTCACGAGACAGACGAAAAGGTGTGTGAATATCTGAAACAGTGTGTGGAGCTGGTCGATCGGCGGAACATAGCAAAGATAACTGTAAATAACGGACGTGGAGTTACGGTCACGGTTAGCAAGACGAATAAGGACACCATCAAGGTTGCCAAGAAAGTAAGTAAGGATGTGGTTTATGATGAGTAGATCGATCATGCAGAACAAAGACGGATGATGTAGCATCGAAATGGAGGATATGAGCATGTACATAGAAGAAATAACAGAGCAGACGGTTATTCCGAATCTGATGGATGATGAGAACGTCTGCATGATTAAGAAAAATTATTCCGGCAAGCTGGAGATCAGTGAGCTTGCCACGTTCAAGATCTCGCAGATTAAGAAGTATATGGAACGTAAAGATGTTGCATTTGTTATCGTAAAGGAAGATGAAAAGGGAGATGTGAATCATGAGTAAATCTATCATACAGAACAAAGACGGATGTTGTTACATGTGCGATCTGCTCGGAACAAGGCAGCAGGGCTATACGATTGAGGAGCATCATTGCTTTGGAGGTCCGAATAGGAAATTGTCGGAAAAGTATGGTTTGAAGGTTTACCTGTGTCCGAAACATCACAGAACAGGTGCAGAAGCCGTGCACCAGAACAGCGACTATATGCAGATATTGCACGAAGCCGCACAGAAAGCTTTTGAGGAGCACTATCCAGATAAGAGTTTCCGGGAGATCTTCGGAAAGAATTACCTGTAAAGTCTAGTAAATACTAGATAAAGATGCACATTGAAAAGTGAATACTGGTCAGAAATTTTCATCTTTTTTATATAAAAAGTATTGACATACGGTACACCGTATGATATTATAATACTTGTAAGGAGGTGAATAAGAAATGGCTAAGAAAAAACAAAAGAAAAAGCCCAAACTTGAAAAGGTCGCAATCGTAACAGGCATCCTGCAAGGCATAGCAACCATCGTATGCTTGATCTACGAAACCTTCTTCAAGTAAGGGCACAGGCGGTGGGAATATCCCACCCACCGCCTAATTTTATTCTAAGCCATTTTTGGAAATATGTCTATAAGAAAAGTATTAACAATGATCAGCACATGTTCGGCGGCGGTTCTTGTGTACTATGCAATCAGAAAAGGATTTGATGCGGCTATTGCAATAGCACTTGTATTGAGTGTGGCATCAATTGGATTAAATATATATTGCGAGGTGCACGATGGAAGAAAAGAAGATTAGACCGCAGGACAAGTGGAATGCGAAAGCTGGACTGATAAGCAAATCCTATAAGCTGAAGCGTGAGCTTGTGGAAGCGTTTGCAGATGCGTGTGAGAAGGCGGGGGTAAGCCAGGCGGGACAGCTAAGCAGGATGATGAGTGACTTCATCGAGAAAAACAAGTAAATACTAGAAAAGAAAAGGTACTGACCAGTATTCATTGGTTGGTACCTTTTTTATTTTGGCACTAAGAAAATATATCATAAATCTAAAGAAGGAAGGGGGTGAGAATCCGGGAAACCGGATACTATGGCAGAACTGTTGATTGAGATTGATGAGAGATACAAGGATGCACACGGCACATGCTGGACGCGTGGAACGAGGAAGAACAGAAACATATAAATGCAAGAGTATATGAACGGAGGATATAGAGATGGCAAAGGTATATATTGGAGTAGGACACGGCGGGAGCGATCCCGGAGCAGTGAAGTATCTGGTAGAAAAAGATATTGATCTGCAGATGGCTAAAGGATGCCGTGATTATCTGAAAGAGCACGGTGTCGATGTATTGATTAGCAGAAATGGAGATATCGATAGTTCAATCAACGAAAAGACAACAATGTGCAATCATTGGGGCGCAGATCTGGCACTGGACATACACAACAACGCAGGAGGCGGAGAAGGCTTCGAAGTATGGCACAGTGTGAACGGCGGCAAAGGAAAGGTGCTTGCACAGAACATAGAGAAAGAAGTTGTGAAGATTGGGCAGAAAAGCCGTGGCCTAAAGACAAAAAAGAACGCATACGGAAGTGATTATTTTGGCTTTATTAGACAGACGAAATGCCCGGCGATTATCTGCGAGGGTGTATTTGTAGACAATAAAGCTGATGCGGCAAAAGCGGATACAGAAGAGAAGTGCCGGGCGTTTGGTGTAGCATATGCGAAAGGAATCCTTGCAACGCTTGGAATGAAGACAGAACAGAATGCAAACGGAGAAACAAAGACACCGGAGCAGGCAGCAGTCAAACCGGAGCAGACACAGGCGGATACATATAGAGTCAAGGTCACAGCATCGGCACTGAATATCCGCAAGGATGCGGGCACAGCAAATGCAGTAACCGGAGTAATCCGGGACAACGGTGTATATACGATTGTGGCGGAAAAGATGGTATCCGGACAGAAATGGGGAAAGCTGAAAAGCGGTGCAGGCTGGATATGTCTGGAGTACACGAAGAAGGTATAAAGGAGCGTGAGCAAGGTGAGACAAAGAAACTCGGTTGCAAGCTACAACATCGGGAAGCATAGATTCTTGGAATTGTACCACTACTGTATGCAGTACCCGGACTGGATTAAAGAGATTAGAGAACTGCGCGGACTACGATCTCATGAAACCGGAGCAACAGGAAATGGATTATCAAACCCGACCGCAAGTGCAGCCATCAAGGCAGCAGAACTAAGCAAGCGTTGCAAGCTGATTGAAGATACGGCAGTGGAAGCAAACAAGGAAATTGCGCAGTACATATTGGCAGGAGTAACAGATACCGAGTGTACATATATGGTGCTTGAGGCGCGAGGGATGCCAGCATCGCGTGCATTATACTATCGAAGTCGACGAAAGTTCTACTATCTGTTATCTAAGAAAGTGAGGTGAGAAGATATGAAAACGGAGTATGAGATCATTGAGGAGTATATTGATTACTTTAACGAAAAGGAATTTGTAGAGAGCCTGACGTTGCAAGATCAGATGCTTTATAGACTTGCATTAAGAGAGACGTATTCATACTTGTTTTTTAAGCTATACGTAAGAGTGAGAGAATTCTTCGGAAGTTTTAAGAAAAAATGAAAGTGGAGTACTCGGGGGACAAATTAAGTGATATTATGATAGCATGAGATAGTTGAGAGAAACGGAGAACAGCAGTTGTATGGGAAACATATAGCTGCTGTTTTGCGTTGGAAAGGAGAGAAGATGAAACAGACGATATACACAGTTGTAGGTATGATTGGTTCCGCTATAGCATCCGTATTCGGAGGATGGGATGCAAGTATCAAGACTTTGATTATATTCATGGCGATTGATTATGTATCTGGCTTAATTGTTGCGGGCGTATTCAAGAACAGTACCAAAACCGCATCAGGCGGCTTAGAGAGTAAGACGGGATGGAAAGGCTTATGCCGGAAATGCATGACACTTGTGCTCGTGCTCGTAGCGTATGGATTGGATTTGGTGATCGGTACTAACTATATTCGTGATGCAGTTGTGATTGCTTTTATTGCGAACGAAACAATCTCGATCGTTGAGAACACCGGGCTTATGGGTGTGAAGCTTCCAGCAGTAATCACGAAAGCAATCGACATCCTTCAGAAGAAGTCAGAGGATGAATCAAATGATGTATAACGACAAACGATGGAAGAAGAAACGTGCAGTGATCCTGCGGCGAGATGCTTACCAGTGTCAAGAGTGTAAGCGATATGGCAAACGAAGATCAGGAGACCATGTGCATCATATATACCCAGTCGAACAGTATCCGGATGAGAGATACAACGACTGCAACCTGATTACGCTATGCCAGAAGTGCCACAACCGCATGCATGATCGGGATTCACACGAGCTTACAGCGACAGGAAAACAGTTACAAATGCGTATGAAGAAGAGATACGGCAGCAGACTCCCCCCTCTCTAGCGATTTTGGAGCGGGTGAGGATAGAACGGTGGGTGGAGCCTTTTCCAAATACGCAGGATTTTTTGAGAAAGGGGGAAACCGGGTGAAAAAGACAGCATGGAAAAATCGAATAGTATCAGCAACCAAGGCGGTTTGCACGTATCGAGATGCATTCCTTCCGATGATCGATACGCTCGCAAATATACTTGCAGAGCGTGACAAAATCTATCAGGAATACGTCGAAACCGGTGCCAAACCTGTAGTGGAGCATACGAACAAAAACGGAAGTACCAACATGACCAAAAATCCGCTGCTGGTGAGCTGGGGCGACATGAATACATCCGCGCTTGCGTATTGGCGTGATCTTGGGCTCACACCGGCAGGGCTGAAAAAGATTGATGAATCTGCAATCAAAACCAAGAAGACATCGGCATTAGGAGATATTCTGCGGGACATTGGCAGCTAAGAAGTATAGGCAGGTAGCGATCGACTATGCCAGGGATGTAGTTGCGGGAAAGATCATTGCCGGAAACAATGTACGAGAGTGCAAACGGTTCCTGGCGGATCTGGAACGCGATGATCTTGAGCTGCACACGAAAGAGCCGGATTTTGTGATCAATATCATTGAGCGGGTAATGGTTCACGTGAAGGGAGAGGACCTGCAAGGGCACTCTCTGCGGAATACTCCGTTGATATTGCAGCCGTGGCAGATATTCATCGTATATAACTTAATAGGATTTTACTATAAAGGTACTCAGATCAGACGATACAAAGAGGCCTTTATTTTTATTCCGAGAAAGCAGGGCAAGACGCTGTTTGTGGCGGCGCTTGCGTTTGCACTTGGCCTTCTGGAAAGAAGATCAGGAGCGACAATCTATATTGTGGCCGCCGCCTTGAAGCAGGCGAAGCAGAGCTTTGACGACATCCTGCATACATTGCGGTACCGGGGCATGATAGGCGAGTTCAAAGTACTGGATAACAATGCACAGCACTCTATCGAGTACACGTTTTACAACGAGGACGAAGAGCCGGAAGGTTCCTTGTACATCGAAGCACTCGCCAGCAATCCGGATACACAGGACTCTTTTAACTGCAATATCGCAATCGCGGACGAAGTGCATGCTTTCAAGCGTGCATCCCAGTACAATCGGTTCAAAGAAGCGATGGCGGCATACACGAACAAGCTGATGATCGGCATCACCACAGCAGGCGATAATATGAATTCCTTCTGCTATCGCCGGTTGGGATATGCCAACAAAGTGCTGGATGGCATCGTGAAGGATGATACATTGTTCTGTTTTGTATCCCGTGCGGATCAGGACGAGAAAGGAAATGTAGATTTTACGAATCCGATCCAGCACGAAAAGGCAAATCCGGGATATGGTGTGACAATCCGGCCGGAAGCTATCCTGAACGATTCCATACAGGCGCAGAACGATCCGCAACAGCGGAAGGATTTTCTAAGCAGACAGTTGAATGTATATACCACGGCGATGAAGGCATATTTCGACATCAAAGAGTTTCAGAATTCGGATAAGCAGTACAACTGGAGCATAGAGGAGCTGGCAAAGCTCAAAATTGACTGGTACGGCGGCGCCGACCTGTCGAAGCTGCACGATCTTACTGCGGCGGCGCTGTTCGGACACTATAAAGGTGTTGATATCATTATCACGCATGCATTCTTCCCGGTTGTGGAAGCAGCAAGGAAAGCAGATGAAGACAACATACCGCTGTTTGGATGGCGGGACGATGGATGGCTGACCATGTGCAATACACCAACGGTCAATGTCGGTGACATTGTAAATTGGTTTAAGGAGATGCGGAGCAAGGGCTTCAAGATCAAGCAGGTTGGCCACGATAAGAAATTTGCACGTGAGTATTTTATCCAGATGAAGAAAGCAGGGTTCAAAATCATAGATCAGCCACAGTATTTCTATGTGAAGTCAGAAGGCTTCCGGCATATTGAGAAGTCGGCGAAGGATGGCAAATTGTATTACTGCCATTCGGATGCATACGAATACTGTGTGCAGAATGTACACGCCATTGAAAAGACAGACGATATGATCCAGTATGAAAAGATAGAACCGACGGCACGTATTGACTTGTTCGATTCGAGCGTGTTTGCGTGTGTCAGATATTTGAATTCACTTGAAAAGAGTGAGAAATCAAAGAGCTGGTGGGGAGGTGAGAACGAAGATGAGTAAGAAAGAAAACGCCATCCAGCGGGCGCTAAAAAAGGCAGGAAAAAAGCGGTCAGCGGTGCTGATCGGAAGCAACGAAGCATATGATCTGTTATGCGGTGCCGGGTATACATCATTAGACCAGAATCCGGAGATTGTAGCCGCCTGCCGGAAGATTGCGGAAGTTATCGGAGCCATGACGATTCATATCATGCAGAACACCGAACGCGGCGACGAGCGTGTGATCAATGAGCTGTCGAGAAAGATTGACATCAATCCATGCAGCACCATGACACGGCAGACGTTCATAGAAGCGGTGGTGATGAACCTGCTCCTGTATGGCAAAGGCAATTCGGTTGTAAAGGTCTATACAGAGGACGGCTATCTCGCCGATATGGAGCCGGTGGCAGCAGGCAGAGTCATTTATCAGGGCGACTATAGAAATTACCAGATACTGATTGACGGCATCCCATACCAGCCGGATGATGTGCTGCATTTCGTCTATAATCCGGACAAGACATACATGTACCGGGGGCAAGGCGTGACAGCACAGCTTAAGGATGTTGCAGATAACCTGCGGCAGGCACAGGTCACTACAAACGCTTTTATGAAAAGCAAATGGAAGCCATCACTGATCATCAAGGTAGATGGCATGGTAGAAGAGTTTTCAAGCCCGAAGGGCAGAAAGAAGCTGATAGACGAGTATATGACATCCGGAGAAGCCGGAGCACCGTGGCTGATACCTGCGGAACAGTTTGAGATAAATCAGGTCAAGCCGCTTTCCTTATCAGATCTTGCAATTGCGGATAATGTAAAGCTGGACAAGCAAAGTGTAGCCGCGATATTAGGAGTGCCTGCGTTCGTGCTTGGCGTTGGAGAGTACAAGCAGGATGAGTGGAATTATTTTGTCAAGACGAAAATAAAGACGATTGTCACAGGATTACAGCAGGAGATGACGCGGAAACTGATATACAGTCCGAATATGTACATCAAGTTCAATGTCCTGTCCGTGATGGATTGGGATCTGACGACGATAGCATCCGTATTCGGTTCGCTGTCAGACCGTGGATTTGTGACTGGAAATGAAGTCAGAGACAAGATAGGCATGTCACCAAAGGAAAGCTTGGATGAGCTTAGAGTGCTTGAAAACTATATTCCGTGGGATATGGCAGCGGCACAGAAGAAACTGGTACAGAAGGGAGATAACAATGGATAGACATATTCGACAGACACGATCTGTCGCATCGGAATTTAATACGCGGGAAGACGGCGAGGCACTTTCGATAGAAGGTTACTTCGCCGTTTTTAATAGCACCTATAACATTATGCCGGGGATGAGTGAGAGTGTAGCGCCTGGGGCGTTTACAGATACGATATCCGGCGATGTACGTGCACTGATCAACCATGATACAGGGCTTGTGCTCGGAAGAACCAAAGCAGGCACATTGACACTGCGGCAGGATGAACGCGGACTCTGGGGGCATATCGACATCAATCCGGATGATTCGGACGCGATGAACCTGTATGCCAGAGTGAAACGTCACGATGTAGATCAGTGCAGCTTCGGCTTTGACATTCTGGACGAAGAGACGGAAGCCCGCGAGGACGGATCCGTACACTGGACAATTAAGAAGGTGGAACTGTATGAGGTGTCGGTATGCACCTTCCCGGCATACGAAGAGACAAGTGTCAATGCGCGAAAGAAGGATGCAGATACCATCCGGGCGCGACAGACCGAGGTGTGGAAGCTTGACATGAAGAAAAAATTAAAAGGAGGAAGCGAATCATGTTAAAAGCAATTATGCTCAGAAAGAAGCTGAGCGAAGTCACAAAGAAGCTCACAGAGGCACGTGAGAAGGCAAAGGAGCTTGCAACACGTGAGAAGGAGCTTGAGGCAGCCATCGAAGAGGCACAGACAGACGAAGAGAAGGAGGCAGTGTCACAGGAAGTAGAGCAGTACGAGAAGGATAAGGAAGAAAATGACGAGTCAGTAAGAACTCTGGAAAAGGAAGTATCGGATACAGAGTCCGAGCTTGCAGAACTGGAAAGCAAGCAGAGACAGGCAGAACCGGCACCAGAGGCAAGAATGAGAGGAGTGGAAACAGTGAAAACAACTAGAAAGAAGTTTTTTGGTATGACAGTACAGGAGCGTGATGCGTTTTTCGCGCGAGAAGAGGTACACACTTTCTTGGAACGTGTGCGTACGCTTTATACAAACGGTGTGCAGAACCGCGCGATTACAGGTGCAGAGCTTACAATTCCGAACGTGATGCTTGAACTCCTTCGCGAGAACATCGAGGAGTACTCAAAGCTTTATAAGCATGTACGTGTGCAGTCTGTGCCGGGCAAGGCAAGACAGCCGATTCAGGGCACGATCCCTGAAGCAATTTGGACAGAGATGAATGGTTCTATCAACGAGTTGTCGATGTTATTCAACAATGTCGAAGTAGATGGATATAAAGTATCTGGATATATGGCAATCGATAATGCAACTTTGAATGACTCGGATATCAATCTTGCAGAAGCAATCATCACAGCTCTTGGACAGTCAATTGGATTAGCCCTTGATAAGGCAATCCTTTACGGAACAGGAAAGAAAATGCCAACAGGCGTCGTCACACGTCTGGCGCAGGCGGCAAAACCGGAGACTTACCCGGATACCGCGCGTGAGTGGAAGAATCTTTCTTCCTCAAACATTGTATCAATTGCAGCCGCGAAGAAGGGTGTTGATCTGTTCAAAGAGATTGTGATTGCATCAGGGAATGCCAAGGGCAAGTATTCGACAGGTAATCGCTTCTGGGCTATGAACGAGACAACCAAAACCAAGCTTGTAGCAGAGGCGCTCAGCTTTAACGCAGCCGGCGCAATCGCAACAGGAATGGGCGACACTATGCCGATTGTCGGTGGTGCGATCGAAACACTTGATTTCATCCCGGACAATGTAATTGTCGGCGGGTATGGTGACTTATATCTCCTTGCCGAGCGTGAGGGCGCACAGATCACACAGTCCGAGCATGTGAAGTTCCTGGAAGATCAGACGGTATATAAGGGACTGGCACGATATGACGGTCTTCCGGTGATTGCAGAGGGCTTCGTTGCCATCGGAATCCTTGGAACAACACCGACAGCCGACATGACCTTTGCGGACGATACAGTAAATGCAAAGGCGGCAGCAGGAACAAAGGAATAAGAGGTAGCGTATGACAGATGCAGATAGATTGACGATGTTGAAGATTGACCTCGGCATATCGGCTGAGGTGTACGATCAGCGGCTGACACGGTATCTGCAGGCAGCACAGACGGAGATAGAGCGGGAGGGTATTACCTTCCCGCCGGAGCCGCCTGTAGATGATGAGGAGCTGATCATAAGCTATGCCGCGTGGAAATGGCGGCAGCGGGCAACCGGCGAGGGTATGCCGCGGATGCTCCGGTATGCGTTGAATAACCGCCTGTTGTCACAGAAAGCGAGGACGGAAGATGGATGATGAAATCATATTGATCGCTGTAAAGACTGAGACAGACGACATTGGAAGTCCGGTTATCACAGAGAAAACAGAGCGTTCGGTAATATGCAAAGTACAGTCCGTTGATCGCCAGGAATTCTTCAAAGCCGGGCAGGTCGGTATGAATCCGAAGTATCGCTTTGATACAGACAAGGTAAATTACAACAGCGAAGAGCTTGTGAAGTACAAAGACAAAGTATATGGGATCTATCGTACATATGAGCGTACAGATTCAGATACGATCGAGCTTTATGCAGAGGAGAAAGCAGGGGTGACGTATGTCGAACAAGACGATTAAAATTGGACAGCTTGATATGGAATTACAGTCAATCTTTTCAACGTTTGAGCATCATGTGCACACTGCGGTTGATACGGCAGCGGAGAATACAGCCAAGGAAGCTGTAAAGAAGCTGAAAAAGACATCTCCCAACAACAAGCGTACAAAAGGGAAAAAGTACAAAAATGGATGGAAGTATAAGAAAACATCGGAAGGAATGACTGTGTATAACGAGCAGTATCAGCTGACACATCTTCTTGAGAATGGACATGACATCATCATCAATGGAGAGGTGCGAGGACACGCCGCTGCACACGAACATATTGCTCCAGTAGAAGCATGGGCGCAGGATGAGTTTCCGGAAGAATTCAAAAGGCAGGTGGGAAAAGGATGACGATTGCAGATGTAAAGAAAGTCTTGTCGGTACCGGGTGTGACTGTACACTATGACCATGCACCTGTAGGCACCAAAGTACCATACGTCACATACACATGCCATGCGGATAGTAATTTCTTCGCAGATGACAAGGTGTATCAGAAGATTAGTTCCATGCGTGCGGTGCTGTACAGTACGAAGAAGAATGAGAAGCTGGAAGCGATGATCGAAGATGCTTTGAATGAAGCAGAAATTCCGTGGAGCATGACAGACGAGTTCGAGAACGAGCAGAAAGTATTTATGACCATATACGAAGCTAAGACCATATAGGAAGCGAGGTAATATAAAGATGGGTAAAGAAAAAAATAAGATTAAGTTTGGATTGAAAAATACACATTATGCGATTATCACAGAGACGGAGCAGGAGGATGGAACAATCAAGAGTACATACAGTACGCCAAAGAAATGGCCGGGAGCAGTAAGCTTGTCGCTTGATCCGTCCGGAGAGTCCAATACGTTTTATGCGGATGATACCGCGTATGCCGTATTGACAAGCAATTCCGGCTATGAGGGAGATTTCGAATCTGCAGTTGTACCGGAGGACGTAGAAACTGAAGTAATGGGACAGGAAGAAATTGATGGTGTGCTCGTCGAATCTTCGACAGACGTACAGAAGTACATCGCGCTTCTGTTTGAGTTCAATGGCGACAAAAAGGCACGCAGACATGTGTTGTATCGTTGCTCACTGACACGACACTCTGTTGCGTCCCAGACAAAAGAGGACAGCACAGAGCCGGTGACGGAATCTGTGACAATAACGGCTACGCCACGTCCGGATGTCGATAACATCAATGGTAAGGAAAAGAATCTGGTTAAGGCAACAACCGGATCCAATACAAAGGATGAAACGTATAAGAACTGGTTTACAAAGGTGTGGGTGCCAACATCAGCAGAACAAACAGAGGTAGCAGGTTAATATCAATCATTGAAATGGGATGGTAGAAGATACCGTCCCATTTTTCTTGCAAAAATATAAAGTTGCACCGGTGCAACAGAAACGGAGGATACTATGAGATCAGTGATCAGGATTGGACAGAGAGAGGTAGCAGTTGAAAGCAACGCAGCAACTGCGATTCGATACAAGCAGATTTTTAAGCGCGAGCTGTTAAAGGATCTTGCGAAGCTGGAGAACGTAGAAGACGTAGACAAGCTTGATGCAATCGAATATACATCGAAGCTTGCGTATGTGATGAACATGCAGAACCGGAAAGAGATTAAGGAAGCTTCAGAAGAAGGGTACATTGCATGGATGGAAGAATTTGAGGAAGCAGACTTCCAGGATCCTGCGGCAATTACATCAATCTTGAACGTATGGAATCGCAATATTACGACCACAAGTGAACTAAAAAAAAACCAAAGTCAACAGTAAGGGAGATGAATACAAACATCTTCATGCTGCGGGCTTTTTCACTACATATATCGATGCACGACCTTGAGGAGTTAACACATGGAGATGTGCTCGACATGATGATCGAGAGCAGCAATGACACGTATAACTACCCACTCAAGGCAACGCAGGATGATTTTGATAAATTTGCAGCTATGTAAGGGGGTGGCTACGTGGGACAGATCAAGGGAATTACAATTGAAATCGATGGAAAAACAACAGGGCTTACGAAAGCACTGAAAGCTGCCAATTCAGAAATCAAAACAACGAAAAGCCAGTTGAATTCGGTGGAAAAAGCACTCAAGCTTGATCCGAAAAATGTAGATCTTCTCAAAGCAAAACAGAATGCTTTGAACGGAGTAATCAAAGAAACAAAAGAAAAACTCGATATGGAGAAGCAGGCTGCCGAATCCGCAAAAAAGGAACTTGAACTTGGAAACATCACACAGGGTGAATACGATGCGTTGCAGGCAGAAATTGTTACAACGACGAATGAGCTGTCGAATCTGGAAAAGCAGGCAAGACAGGCATCGTCTGTGCTGGGAAGTCAGATGCAGGCAGCAGGAGCACATATCAAGGAAGTTGGCAACAACATATCTGAGCTTGGAGAAAAGGTTACAGGTGTAGGAGATAAGGTATCGGCACTTGGCGGAAAGATGACAGCAACAATTACGATGCCGGTTGTGGCGGGAGGCACCGCGGCTGTTAAACAAGCGACCGATTATTCTTCCGCATTAGCGAAGTTGTCTACCATCGCAGATACAACCCAGACACCATTGGATGATTTGGACGCTTCGATTATGGCATTATCCGACAGTACCGGAATGGGTGCAGCGGAGATTGCGGAAGCATCGTATCAGGCGATTTCCGCAGGTCAGTCGACCAAGGATGCTGTTGGATTTGTAGAACAGGCAAACGTGCTTGCAAGGGCAGGATTTACAAGCATGACAACGGCGACGGATACGCTTACAACAGCATTAAATGCATACGGGTTATCTGCAGATCAGGTATCATCCGTATCGGACAAGCTGATCACTACACAGAATCTTGGTAAAACGACAGTAGATGAATTAGGCGCATCCATGGGTAAAGTTATACCGACAGCGGCGATGTATGGCGTTAATCTGGATCAGCTGAGCGCAGCGTATATTACAACGACAAAAAATGGTATAGGTACAGCAGAAGCTACAACTTACATCAATGGTATGCTGAATGAAATTGGGAAATCCGGAAGCACGACATCAAATATCTTGAAAGAGCAGACTGGAAAATCGTTTAGTGAGCTGATGAATGAGGGATATAATCTGTCAGATGTGTTACAGATTATACAGAATGAAGCGGACAGTAGCGGAATGAGTCTTGCAGATATGTTTGGTTCACAGGAAGCCGCGAAGGCAGCGGCAACAATAACCCAGCATACGAACGACTTTACAGGAGCAATTAAAGAACTTGAAAGCTCTACAGGAACAGCACAAAAAGCATTTGATACGCTGGAAGCTTCGGATCCGTCCATCCAGTTTGAAAAGACAAAGACAGCGATCCAAAACTGCGCAATATCAATCGGTCAGATCCTGATGCCAATTGTTCAGCAGATAGCCGGGAAAATACAGGAGTTAGTACAAAAGTTCCGTGACTTAGATCCGGAGACACAACAGCAGATTGTGATGATTGCAGCAATTGCGGCGGCGATAGGACCGCTGATTGTGATAATTGGTACACTCATATCCTCTGTGGGTAAGATTATCACATTCGGCGGTCAGATAGTGTCTTTAGTCGGTTCTATCACAACATGGATGGGGACCGCATCTACGTTTATTACAGGAACCATGATTCCGGCCATTACCGGGGTTGTCACTGCAATCGGTCCGTTCCTTCTGATTGCCGCTGCGGTAATTGCCGTGATCACTGCAATTATCGTAGTAATCAAAAACTGGGATGCAATCGTCGAGGTGGCACAGTTTGTATGGGAATCTTTCTGTGAGAAGGTATCACAGCTTGTCACGGCGTTTAAGGAATTCTTCACATCTGCTTTTCAAGCGATTGGAAGCTTCTTTACAGGCATATGGAATGGGATCGTGTCGGTAGCGACAAATGCATGGTCAAGCATAAGGAATGTATTCAGCACGGTTGGAAGTTTCTTCACAGGCATATTCCAACAGGCGTGGAATGGCATAACAAGTATCTTCAATCGATTAGGTGGTTTCTTTTCAGGTGTGTGGAACTCTGTTACAGGTATCTTCAAAAGTGCAGGTATGGCAATCGGCAATGCGATTTCCGGAGCAGTAAAAACAGCCGTTAATTTTGTATTATCAAAAGCAATCGGAATTATAAACGGCTTCATCGGAGCAATCAATGCCGTAATCGGTGTAATCAACAAGATACCTGGAGTCAGCCTGTCAAAGATCAGTAAGCTTGGGGTACCGCAATTGGAACGAGGCGGTGTGCTTGCAAAGGGACAGGTCGGACTGCTCGAAGGTAATGGTGCAGAGGCGGTTGTACCGCTCGATCAGAACGAGAAGTGGATTGCGGCCGTGGCACGTGAGATGAAAGCCGCACTTGCAGGTAATCAGACAGCGATGGCAGCAGGCGATATTATAATCCCGGTGCAAATCGGACAGTCGAAATTAACTGACATCATTGTACGTGCGAACCAGATCAATAATTACAGAAGCGGAGGAAGATAATGCTGAACAAATATGTAAAAATCAATGGCGAACGTGTACCAAATCCAATCGATTATTCAGAGAGCTTCAGCAAAGTATCAAATACATTTCAGTCGGAAGCAGGGGATGATCTTGCAATTGACGTGCGAGCCGGGAAGTATTCCGGCTCGTTGAAATTCCAAGTATCTTCGAAATGGAAGAACAAGCTGCTTGGATATGCAAAGATGCAGTCGGTAAAACTGCAGATTGATGAAGCGGAGTATACGGTACGGATTGAGAGCATAGATTTCGATCTAGAGAAACATTCGGAATATAGTCAGAATACGCAAGGATACTGGACGGTATCTTTCAGTGCGGAAGAGCTATAAGAGGAGGAAGCATCATGAACGAAGTGAATGATTTAGGATGCTTCTGACGACTTGCCGCCGAACGAGGAGGACACATATGTGAAAAGCACATATTTAGGATGTGTCCGACGATATACCACAGAGCGAAAGCGATGTGGTGTTACCAGAATGTGAGGGGGCGATACATATTATATGAGGAGGCGGTAGCATGTATCAGGTATCAGAAGAATATCTGAAACAAACAAAAAGAAAAGTACAGACGTTCCGCCTGGCCGGAACAGTAAATAAGATTGCATTTACCAATCATGACATATTAAGCGGCTCTTTCACGATAACGAATCAGTGCAGCGAGCAGAACGATGTCAAGATCGGCTCTGTGTATATTGGAGAATTAAAATGCACATTCAAGCCGGATCTGCAGGTGCCGGACTGGACGAATGCACAGATTATAGTCTCAGAAGGACTCTTGATTGACGGTACTGCATGGGAAGATGTACCGCTTGGCGTCTATACAGTATCAGAAGCAAATGACACAGAGTATGGCGTTGATATCACAGCATACGACAACATGGCTCGCTTCAATCGGTCTTGTAGCGTTGATATCACGATTGGAACACCATATGAGCTGCTTACGTTAGCATGTACAACCTGCAAGGCGGAGCTTGGCATGACGCAGGCGGAGGTAGATGCACTTCCGAACGGTACAGAGAGCCTTTCACTGTATACAGAGAATGATATCGAGACATGGCAGGATTTTGTGTTTTGGGTGGCACAGGCAACAGGTACAATTGCGACGATGGACCGTGAAGGAAAGCTTGTACTCCGAAGCTACACACAGAATGTAGTCGATACACTTACGAACCATAACCGGTTTACTGGATCGAAATTCAGCAAGTTTGAGACGCGTTATTCCGGTCTGTCGTGCGTGAATATGGCAGACGATACTACAAGCTATTACGGTTCGGATCCGGACAATTATCTGACATACAATCTTGGCTCCAATCCATTCCTGCAATATGGTGTTGACAGCTATAAGGAACAGATACGGCGCGCGGTATTGACAGCACTTTTGCAGATTGAGTATGTACCGTTTGAGACAAGCTGCCTGTGCGGTGCGATGTACGACCTTGGCGATATCATCCGGTGTACGGATGGTATCGCGCCGGGGAAGCTTGGCTGTGTGATGATGTATGATTATACGTTTAATGGCGGGTATAAGATAACCGGCTTTGGTTCAGATCCGGCGCTTGCGACAGCGAAGAGCAAGACGGATAAGAATCTGGAAGGGCTGCGGAATAACGTATCAACAAATGAGATATTATTTTTTAATTATGAGAATGCGAGTGCAATCCAGATCGGTGATGGTGAATCTAAAGCAATTATCGATATCCGCTTTACATCGTCCGTATCGATTGGAGTGCTTTTTCAGGCGGAAATCCTGCTTGAAGCAACAGCGACGGAAGCGGATGTGATCGGAACTATTGAATACACGCTGAATGAAGCAACAATCATAGGATATACTCCGACAGAGACATGGAAAAACGGAAAGCATATACTGAGTTTGATGTATATGCTTATGATTGAAGAAAACTCTATCAATCGATGGCTGGTGAAGCTGAATATCACTGGTGGAAGCATTGCGATAGCCCAAGGAGCGGTACGTGCGGTTATCTATGGTCAAGGATTGGTTGGTACAGTCGAATGGGATGGATTTATCACACTGGAAGAGAAGCTTACGCAGATTGCCTTGAAGGATGCAATAGAAGTATCAAAGGCTCTGACATGTACAGTTATTGCAGGACTGATTGATGTGGAGCGGAATGTGGTGGAGGAACAGCTTCAGACAATTCAGGTGCTGAATCAGATATCGGTTGGAAACTTGCTGGAAAAGACAGAAATCCGATGGGGCATTGCAAGCTGGACGTTCACGACTGAAAGCGAATGCACATACTCTTCCAGATATGTGACGATTGATGAAAACATGTTCAAGCTTGCGAGCACATTTGTCAACAAATCGACGAATGAAAGCATAGACCGTGGCATGATGAATGTCGTCAAATTAGATTCGACAGAATTTGAATCAATCCAGAGTGCTATTGTTAGTGATGTGCTCAATTCTGCAAGTGAGAGTGGAGATGCTGAGAGTGAGACAGAACAGGTTGTGAAGTATCTGCTCTGGTCGGAAGACAAGTATTACACGATTCAGGATGATGTAGTAAACGAAATAACTATTTCAGGAGATATCTTGCAGGCAGCAGATTTCGAGAAACATGGATTAGATACAGCACCGGCATCGGACTATATCTTGCAATTAGAATCACCGAAGATATACAAATGGACTGCAGCTGACACAATCCTAGATACAATGATTACGATCACGGCGGTACCGCATGCACAGATCGTACAGGCAACGTGTGATATGTCGGATGTAAGTATCTATGGAATCACCGGAGCAACAGCAATCCATGAAGGTATAAAAGTTAAGCTATCCTATGATGCAGGCATGACCTGGACGGAAGAAGAAACTTTGACGGATGCATTAGAAGGAAGTATGTTACATGCATATGAGAGTGTAGGACAATCAAAGATACTTACGATTGGATTCATAGTATCGTCTGTGGAAGATAGCTTGACAGAGTTTCAGTATCAGTTTAAAAACGACGAGGAGGAATAAGATGGAATCAATACTCAAAAATATTTATATCAACAAAATTCAGGTACCGAAGTTTCACGGACATGTGCGCTTGGAACTTCGGGGATGCAGAGAAACCGAAGTGATTGAGCATGACAATCACATGACTGACGCTTTGGGAAAAATGTTCAGCAATAATGGATATTATCTAAACGTAGGAAAAGTAATGGACGAATTATGTCCAACAACAGAGGTTGCATTTGGTGGTATAGTATTAACGGACAAAGAAATACCTGATGATGCAACAACATTGCCGGGCGGAATAGAGGCTACGGCTTGTGGTGCATTTAATGTAGCAAATGCTGATGAGGCGTTGACGCAGGGGAGCTATAATCAGAAAGAAAGTGTAGCTGACTGGCCAAGAAAAAAAATGACATATGTATACGACTGGACAACCAACCAGGGAAATGGTGTGATTGCGGCTGCAGCATTAACACATAGAGACATGGGACTATGTGGGTTTGGAGATGCTGGTATAAGTGAGCTTACAAATGTTAACAAATATATAGATGGAGATTACAGTCTGTGCAATGCAAGAGAACCGATAGATGGAATAACCACTTTCTATATAGACTCTCAGTATATCTATGGTGGAAGTTTAAGTGCTAACAAGTTTAAGGTATATAAATATGCATCAGAGATATCAACATTTAGTCCGTTTAATATAGAAAAAAATAAAACGCAAGACATAAATAAAATTAGCTATGAACAAATCGATATGGAGATTGACGGATTGTCAACTTTGAGCCGCACATGTAATGATGGGAGATATATTTATTTCATAAACAAAGGTGTAACGTATAAGAATAAAACATTACAAGTCTTTAAACTAGATATAACGGACATGACAATGCAGCGGATTGATATAACTAATAACACACAGACAAATTGGTATAATGATGGTGGAATAGATGCATATAATGAATATATATACATAAGTGACAGTAACAAAAAACTGTACGAGATCAATACCAAAAATCCGACAGATGTGCATGAATATGAAACAAAAATGAATTATATATATCTGAACAAAATAGCAAATAGCAACGGAAAAATCTATGTGACGAATAATAATCGTATTGCTATATTTGATTGTATAACAAAAAGCATGAAATTGTCAAAGTTAAAGCAATATGATAGTTCCCGTCCGTATATAATAAATAATGGAATAAATAAAATGACTGTAAATGACTCCGGAAGAATATATACCACTTATCTAAAAAACTATCTAGCAACAATCAGCAACCTGGACAAGCCAGTTACAAAGACGGCAGATAAGACTATGAAAGTGACATATACGATTCAACAAGAGTGAGTTGGTGTGCAGCAGGTGTGCAAAAAAAGTGCGCATATATGCATAGATCATGTATTGAGAATTGTTAAAAAACGGCTTATTTTCGTACATTTGCATATATGTGCATTATAATAGGAAGAAAGGGAAACGCTGGCTCTGGGCATCTTTTTTATTCGGCGGAAACCACGTAGAATCAAGTGTTTCCGCCGTTTTTTAATGGTTGAAAATCACTTAGGTGTGCAAAAGGTGTGCAGAAATTATGAAAACAGAATTAAATATTTGACTTTCCCCAATACCTTTCAATGGCTGCCTGGTTCAGTCCTTCTCCAATGACGATTAAGATTGCCTGACCATTTGGAATTGGCTGAATTTCTGTTTTTTGATGCGTAACGTTGAGGGAAATCCACGATCCATCAGAGAGTTTCTGAAATCCCTTGATTCGAAATACTTTTCCACATGCAGGATCATTTAGGATTTTGGTGCAGGATTCTTTCAGAAATTCTTCTGTGAAATCCATATTCATAAAATATAAGCTGTCGTATGTTTTCTTATCATCAAACCATAATTTGGCGTAATCTGCGGAATGATAGCCAGAAGAAAGGATGGCTTTGAAATCTGCATCGGTTAAATCATCCCAGTTTTTTTCTATTGTAATAGAAGGAGTTGGTTTCTTTTCAGTATGGAGAATCTCAAAGGATTGGTCTACATAGTTTTTGGTAGAGATAAGTTTCTCCGAGCTTACTTCCTGAACATGACTGTATAAAAGGGCACCAGCCTGTGCTACCTGTGACGCGAGAAGATAACGGGAAGATTCGGATAATGTCTGTTCCAGATCGGCATCTACGATGGTAATTACATTTCCGATTTCATACCAGCGGTCGAGGGGGGATTCGTGTAATGCATCGAAAAATTCGTCCATATCGAAGATACCGGATGGCTCTACAAGGACACGGTCGTAGCCGCACATGCCCATAGCGATCAGTTTTGTCTTAAACCGGCGGCGGTGGCAGTCGGCATCACAGCCACCTGCAACCATTTCCAATGTACAGTGATCGCCTAAGATATCCTGCAACAGCATGGCATCAACATTCACGGCTCCAAAATCATTTTCGAGGATGCCGATGTTCATTCCCTGTTGCAGCAAGTAGGTGGCGTATTTTTTTATAAAAGTTGTTTTGCCGGAACCTAAGAATCCGGTAATTAAATCTATTTTTATCATTTTTATAATCTCCTTTTCAAGAAATGTGTAATTTGCAGATTTATATTTCTATGCTGTTGTTCATGGTGTTTCTAAAATCAAGTTCATTATATAGTTGTCCGAAATGAGCGTCAAATATATTTTCTACGGTTACATAAGAAAATATCTCAATAGCAGATTGTTTTGTTGTCAATCTGAACGGACGTGACATAGAAATAGTATAAGAGAATGTTTGCGGAGAAAAGATGGATATTTCAAGTTATGTAACGGTGCTGCCGATTGTGATCATTTGTTATCTGGTTGGAATCGGGTGTAAGGCGAGCAAGAAGATCAGCGATAAGACGATTCCGGTGATTGTTGGCATCGTGGGAGGAATCGTTGCGGTGCCTGCTATGTATGTAATGAAGAGCTTCCCGGCAGAGGATATTATTACGGCAATCTCAGTTGGAATTATGTCTGGATTTGCGTCTACGGGGATCAATCAGGTGTATAAACAGAGCAAAAAAGAGGAGTAAAAACAGGCAAAAAAACCAATTTTGACGGAATACGCACCAATTATGCATGAACGCGAAAAAACAAAAATTTATGTGATATTATGTAAAAAATGACAGATTATTTATGTAAAAGTAAATAGATTTGCGAAGGATAAAACATTTAGGAGAGAGTGTGTAAT